AGACCGCCGCCAGTCGTTCAAGGTTGTCTTTGGTCTGCGCTGTGACTACGATAGAAATACGGCGAAGGTTCTTTTTCTCAGTCTTCATCGCTTTCCTCCGTGAACACGGTTCCCTCGAACCCTTCCGCTCTGCCGAGAAGTCTCCACAGCCCTTCTTCCTGTTCACCACAGCAGGGACAGGACTTGGCGGCGATTTTTCCGAGCTTCTGAGGAAAGTCCTCGTCTTCCTCAACATACAGAAGGTGTTCACATTTACGGCACATGAAGACGGTGAACATTGAGGGTAGTGGGATAGGCCGCTTTCGTCCACAACGATGACAGACCCACTCGTGCTTCCAGTCTTCACGAGTCATTTCATTGCCACATACACACTTTTTACTCATGTTTATCCTCCATTCGGTCACAATCGTCAGAGATTGCACAATCCTTGCAACCCTCGTAGTAGAAACAGTCCCGGCAACAGGAAATGACAGGCATACACCGCTCAGCGTATTCTTCACGGTTGGCAGCGGGGCAAGTGCCATCAACGCAGGCAACACCCACATAATCGGGACAGTATTCAAGTTTCATCATCGCTGTCCCCTTCTGTCAAAGCTCTTGCGAGATCGTCAATCATCTGGTGCATGACTCTATCGCCAATATCATCTTCGTTCTGACACCAGAAGGAGAATTTCAGGTGTAGCAGCTCATGTACCAGCGTCTTTTCAAAATCGAACGGCACAATGCGGTCGCCGTAGCAGGCAGGGTTGATGATCTCAATACGAGCGGTCTTAATTGCTTCTGACCACTCGGTACAGCCTGCGGTATTACGCACCATCATTTCTTCGGGGTGAAGGTGGGTCAACAGCTTTATCCGCCACTCCTGCAAGCAGAGTTTCTGTTTCCACTTTTCCAGCAGGGCGAGTTCTTCATTGGTGGCAATCATACTGTCACCTCTTGTTCACGAGGGAGCTTCACGGTGTTACCATCTTTCAGATCATCAGTGCCGAGTTGATAGGACACCAACTGCATACCGTGAGCCGTGACCTCTACACCATTGAAGAACCCCGCAATAATGCCATCGGGAATATCAAGAGTAATTTTCATTACGAACGCTCCTTCACAATGCGGATTTTTCTCAGGCGCTTGCCGCACCGCTTACAGACTTCATAATTGCTCTGCCAACGATGAGAACCATTACGGCACTTGACCTGAATGTGAACATACGGGTCTACCGAGTGAATACCGAAGCGGCAGAGGATAGAGTTACATGAACGGTTCATTAGGACGCTCCTTTCAGTCTGAGGTTCTTGTAGACGGGGTAGCCCTGATATACGACCTTGCCGCCGTGCCACTCAGGGTGAGTCTCCATATCGGCGTTGAACCGCTTGGCGGAACAGGCGAAGTACCCGTTGGATTTGCACCAAATCTTGTAAGCGTCAAACAGGGACTTCGAGCGGGTGTTTACCCCCTCAGCCTGCTCACAGCGTTCTTCGAGGAATTGCAGGCACAGGTCGTTGTCACGCTCGTACTGGTTGACCACCTTCCGCATGGTGGGAGACATTTTCAGGCCGAACCGCTTATACTTGAAGTACCCAGCGACCAGCCAAGCGAAAATGCCCTGCATGGCTTCCTGTGTCTGAAACTCGTTTTTCAGGTTCTTGTCCTGCTCCGCTTCGGTGAAGTGGCGGTTGAACTCGATCACTCGCACACGGTCGGAAGCGAACAGGGATTTGTCGCTGACAGTGGGGAGATCGTTGCAGGAAAGCCAAAGGGTGAACTGTGGCAGGAAGGTCGTGGCAGTCTCATAGAGGTTCCGAGCCTTGATTTCCTCACCACCCGTGAGTTGCTTGATCGTTTCCTCGTCCAGTTTGCCATACTGGTTGCTCTCTGCCATCGTGACGAACCGTTTGCCTTTTAGAGAAGCCAGCATGGGGTTCGCAGCTTCGGCGTTCTTCGACCGCTCTGCCTTACAGATGATCGATACGGGGGACACGGAAGCATAGTCACCGAGAAGGTGGTGGATTGCCGAAAGCATGGTGGACTTACCGTTGCGGGTGGTTTTGCCGTGAAGAATGAACATACATTCCTCGTTTGCCATACCCAGCATGGAGTACCCCAGCGCCTTTTGCAGATAGTCAGCCTTGTCTTCGTCATTACAAGTGACCTCTGCAACGAACTTCTCCCAGCGGCGACACCGTGCGTCCTGCAAGGTGTAGTTGAAGTTGGTCTGCATGGTCAAGAAGTCTTTCCAGTCGTGTTCCCGGAACTCCATCTTTTCGAGGTCGAAAGTGCCGTTCTTGCAGTTGATAAGGTAGGGATTTGCGTCAAACTCCGCCGAAGCGATAGGAAGCACACTGGCAGCGTCCTTCATCAGCCGGTCACGGAAGCGCCGGTCGCCCATTTTCACGATGAACTTCATGTACTCGGAACGCCGTTCTTCATTGGCGATCTCGCCGCAGTAGAGAGCCATCAAGCGGCAGAACTCTTTGATCTTTTCAGCCACCAGCAGAGAACCCGTATCCTTGCGCCATGCTCCCTCGGAGTAGGTGAACCAGCTTTTCGCTTCGGGGCAGTAGCGGGTATCGTTCTTGTAGCACTCGGAGAACAGCTCCGCCATGCCGGACTCGTCCCACGAATACCCCGTGCCGCTGATCGGGTGACTATGCTCAGGCTGTGCTTCCTTAATTTGAAACATCACACGGGATTGAGCTTCGTCCATGATGTAGCGACCATTGGAGAGCTGAAAAAGCTCCTGATCTTCTTCGGGGGCAGTCATGATTTCATCAGCCATTTTCAGCACTCTCCTTTGCGAACTTTTTTAGGGGTTGAAGGTCGGCTCTGACCTTCTTGATATACTTCTCTACGATGGACTCAACCTCGTAGTGGGTGACGGGGCTGACCACAGAGCGGTCAAAGGCTCGTGCGATCTCATGAATTTCCCGTATGCGGTCAACTTCGTTGCGGTAACTGACAGCGAATTGCTGACCGTTTCTCATGGCAACCGTGAGAACAAAGGGATATTCCGACCGCTGACCCTTACTACTCGTGACAGTAACAATGTCTGCGACATTGAGAAGGGTTCCGTTGAAATTGTAAAGCATGGGTTCACTTCCTTTTCTTCATCGCTCTCGCCAGCACCAAGGCGGCGCAGTCCTGAGAGTCTTCGTCCCACCATGCACACCGCTGTTTCTGGCAGGGGCAGAGGGGAATGTCTTCGGGGCAACTCATAGACAACGGGCAGATTTTCTTCTCACTCTCCATCGTCTACACCCCCCCCATAGAAGAAAGCGTTCTTCAAAGCGGTGTCCACATGACGCATGATCTCAGGTGGCAGGGTGCAAATGTACTTCCAGTCTTCGGTCACATCAATGACTCGAACCTGTTCACATTCAATCATGCTCGGCTGTAAACTACCCCAAGTGACCGCAACATGGGTCGGCATTTCCAGTCGCTTAAACTTGGTGGTCAGGGGAACGACAATGCTGGTGGGCGAGAACTGGTTGCCGACATTGTTCTGCACGACCACCCACGGACGCTTACCAGCCTGAACATGACCGCTGGCAGGCAGAGGAACATCAATGACAACAACATCGCCACGCTGATAAGGTTTCATAATTACCTCCTGTATCTGGTCACGCTGTTGACAATCAACTCGACCTCGGACTGAGGGAGCGGGGGCTTGCAAGCCTGTTGATTGGCATACAGCAGCTCTTTGTAAATTTCTGCTTTGGTGTATCCTTGGTTGTGAAGTTGACCCGCCAGAGAAGTCAGGCTGAGGTTCCGGCTTCCCGGTGTGATAGGCGGGTATTCAGGCTTCAAATGCAGCTTGCCATTTTCGGGGCGGCGGTAGATGGGGGAATAAATACGCTGAGGAGTGACCGTACCTGAGCTACTTTCTTTCGGTGTGTCGGGAAAATACTTCTCGATCACATAATCAATCGCTGACTGGTTTTCAACGATCTCGGAAAAGATCAAAACCTCGCCGGTCATGATGAAGTACCGATTACTCTTGTAAATCTCCACGGCGGCACGGTTATTTTTGCCCTTGAAGGGCAGTTCACCACGAACGAGAATGTGAACCCCTCTCCCGCTCCGGGACTTTTCCGTGTAGGAGTGGCAACGACCAATAATATCAGCCGCCAGCGGGTTTAGAAGCCCATCAGTAAAGCCATCGTCAATGTCGATACCTACAACCCCTGTATCGTGAAACACATAGCCAAGACCGTCATAGTAGCCGTGCTGGACATTGTGTTCAGCGTCAATGTAATTTGACCATGTATCAGGATTAGAGGAAGAAGCCGCCTTTCTCACGGTGGCCTGCATAGGAACCTTTGACCCGTCCCACACATTGACCCATGCCTTTTCCCCTCGAAGCTCAGCGGGTATATTCAAATAGCTCATAGGCTTACCTCAGCTTTCATACGGACTCGGTAAAGACCAGTCCCATCTATCACCGCCACGGTAGGCGTTGCGGAAGTGGTTTCTCTCGCCATCGCCAGAGAACCATAGGTAATCCGCAGGGAGGACACGACCGACCTCAACCTGACCTTCTCTCTCTGCGTACCAGCGGGTCAGTACATCTATACAGAGAGTAATCAAACCATCATCGACCGGGTTTTCCTCGTTGTACCCTACAAATTGTTTGGGTGTAGTCACGACCGTTATAATGTCGCCGTAGCCATGATCGACACGGTTGAGCGCACACCACACACAAGCGGCTTTCTCAGCGTCATAGCTGACCCCTCTGGCTTCTCCCCATAGCATTTTCGCCAGTACAATCACTTCCTCGTCTGTCCACGGCTGAGGTGTCACCTCCGGTTCTGGCTCCGGGGTGACTACCTCTACCACCTCGACAACGGGAGAAGGTTCTTCAACCTCAACCGTGGGTAATTTCAGACAGAGGACTGCGACAATGGTGACGAACCACAGGAAGATTGAAAATCTCAGCCCTCGCAAGGGGTCTTAGACTTGCTGGACTTGGGCTTTGTCGAGGTTCCAGCGAAATAGAACTTGTCATCTACGCAGATGGGGAAATCGGGAAAGAGCTTGCTGGCGGTCTGCGTTCCACGGGAACAAATCTGCTCTGCCGCCGTCAGCGACATTTCATCTTTCACGAAGTCCTTTCCAGCAGCCATGATATACGGCACTTTGCCGTCAATGCTTTTCAGCTTCATTAGGTTCTCTCCTTTCACGGTTCCATGCTTCAACATCAACGCCGATACGTTTCAACATCTCCTTGCAGAGCCATGTGTAATCGTCCGGCATTTGATAATACTGGATAAGGCGGTCATGCTCGGCGGAGAAAGCGTCATAGAACTTCCGCAGGCGCTTCTTGCCGAAACCAAGGTGAACATGGAGGGTGTAAAGCACCATAGCGTCAATGTCATCGGCGTAGCGCCTGTCGGCTTCCACGATCTGACGATTGATTTCCATGTCCATCGCTTTCTTCTCGGCGGCACTCAGAACCGCACCAAATATCTTGCCGCCAGCTTTCTTAATTCTCATACCTCAATGTCCTCGAAGAAGACGGGATAGGTCTGTTTTAGCAGGGTCAGAAGCATATTGGCAACGATCCGCATATCAGGGTGAGCCGCTACGGGGCAGCGCATACGGCAGAAGTGCCGCCATTCTCTGAGGTCGGCGGTCATGACCACCTCGGTTTTCAAACTGTTCGGAAGGACAGATCGAGCTTCCTGCGGGGTGCAACCCTCGTTCAGCAGATCAAAGTAGGCGACCTCGGCGTGTTCACACGACCGCTTCCAGATGTGATAGGTTGAGTCGGTCTTGGCGAAGGTAGAGGGACGAATGACGGTGATCTCGCCACCGAAGCCCTCCTTACCGTAGTTGCAGTACCGAGTGGACTCCTGACAGAACGCCGCCAGACGGTGACGGACGATCTCATGGCTCACACCCCGGTCGCAGATGAAGCGAACGGTAAGAGAGCCATGCTCAATGACGGCTTCGTGACCACGCTTGATGATACCCCGGACGAACTTCTCTGCGCTTCCGTCCATGATTTTGTCCTCGGACTTGTAACAAGTCCTACCAGCGGCTTCGATGGTGGTCAGAAGGGTCTTATAATCGGGAGCGTTGATAAGCTCCACAGAAGGTTCACTGATTTTCACTTTCAGACTCCCTTTCATACCAAGGTTTGAAGTTGATAATCTGTTCGTGGAGGTGGTTTGCTCTGCCATCGAAACAGATTGTACGGTCATCGACATGAACGATGGAGGGAACTTTTCTTGCTTGAATTTGCACCATAGGAAATCCGTAATGTTTCAACCATTCAGCAATCGCCGTCTGCCCCTCAAAGGACTCCGCACGAGAAGAACAGATGACTACACATAAACTATCGCTTATGAGTTGTTCAATGACCTCTTTAATTCCTTCTACGGGAGGGTCGGGGATAACGGCAGCACCCTTCCAGCCGCTTCGATAGGAATGAATTACGCCATCGAAATCGAAAGAAACTGTTGGAATATACATACTTCACACCCCCGCAATATGGCTTGCCAACATATCGGCTTGGTGCGTCCACAGTACATTCGGGTAGTTGCGAACAGCACGGGTGTAGTCGTTCCACTCGGACTTGTCGGTGAAAGCGCCCATGTGGTAGCGGATACACATGATTTCTTCCTCAGTCAGCGTGTAGAACTGAGAGAGAAGCATGACGGACTTATCGCCGTGGCCTTTCAGAAGGGTGTCGGGGTTGTACTCCCACTTGGACGGGTCAGGAAGCAACATTCCATCTACAACCAGATCACTCGCCGGGTGACGGTACTGGTCAATCTTGCACAGGTCATGGAACATACCCACGATGTAGGGAGAACGGGACTTGCGCCAAATCAGGTGATTGTCCTGAGTCAGCGTCAGGAGGTACTTCGTGACCATGTAGGAGTGTTCCAGAAGACCGCCCTCATAATTGCCGTGGTACTTGGTAGAAGCAGGAGCGGTAAAGAAGCCGTAGGCCATCAGGTACTCCATCATGTCATCGGAAACGAGCGGGGTTCCGTCAGGCAGTTTCATGAAGTTCAGGAAATCAGTCACTTCGGACTTGGAGAAGCAATCAGGCATTTTCGTACTCCTTCCTGTGAATACTCTTTTCGCTGTCGAACCCGTCAGGGTAACGAGCCAGCAGCTTATCGACATTGTGCTGTGCCACATATTCGAGGGTCACACCCAAGCCGGTCGCCAACTGTGCGACATACCAGAGAACATCGCCCAGCTCGTCAACCATCTTCATCGGGTCGAAATCATGACCCTGAAACTCGGTCTTTTTCAGAATGTCAATACACTCTCCGGCTTCGCCGTTCAGACCGTAACAACCGTTGCGAACCTTATCCCATGAAGTCAGGTCGCCAGATGTACGCTCGGCGGCTTTCTGATAATCATTCAGCGTCATCGTCAGCGACCTCCTTTTCCAACTCCGCATACAACATTGTGTGAGAGTAGGCGGACTCAGACTGGCCGATAGGCCGCAGAACGGTTCTCTTTTTCAGAGTCCACCCATCACGCAGAGCCGCATTTACTTCATCGTCAAAGAGGGTGGGATTGTCCAGACGGTTCCGAATGGTTTTAATCTGCAACATCTTCCGCCACCTCCATTTCCAGCACCGTCATAATGGCGTAGTTGGCAAGGTCAATCAGGGTGTCTCGGATAGACTCGTCATTGACCTTCTGCTCACAGCCACGGGAAAGGGTCTTGAAACGGCTGAGTTTATCGCCCAAACGGATACGAGCCATCGCCATTCCTTCTTCCACGAAGGTCTGGTGGAAGCTGTCGCCGTAGTCATGGTTCTTCTGCTCATAGAGTTTGTTGATCTCCTTGCAGATTTCAGCGTGGCGCTGAACCTTAGAGAGCGAACAAATATAGGCTTCTGCCATTGTAGCTTATCCTCACTTTCAACATAGTTTTCCACAGACCATTGGCGAGGGAGAGCGTTTTATTTTAGCCCTCCCTCGCACCCGGTATCAGCCAAGGAGAGCTGCCAAATCCATCGGGGACTTCGGAGCGGTCTTCTGAGCCGCCTGAGAAGCCGCAGAAGCGGTTTTAGTGGCAGGGGTAGCAACCGTATTGCCAGAACCGCCCCAACCCTCAGAGGGGCGCTTATCAGCCAGACGGACGAAGGTAATGCTCTGTCCGGGCTTCTTCTTGTTCTCCTGAACATCATGTTCGATGTCGCACTCGATGAAGTGACCAATCAGGTCAGTATGGTCGATCTCGGTCAGATCGAAATTGCCGAGGGCAGTCTTGGCGAAGTAGCTGAAAGCATTGTAGGCACCCTCGTTGGGAGAGCCATCAGATTTCAGCAGAGAGAAGCGCTCGATGTGCTTACTGCCGTTCTGCGTCTGCATATAGATTTCCAGCTTGCCGAAGTCTTCCTTGTACTTCACATCGGTAATCTGAAAGATGTGAGTACCTTCGGGAATGAGGGTGAAACCCTCGGTGAGTCCGATTTTAGCCATTGTTTTTGTCCTCCTTCATGGTAAAGAAATTAAGCTGCTCTGCGTACTCGCAGGCGAAGATGATACCAACCAACTTATCATCGTCATCGGGAAGCATGGCGTACTTCTTGACCAGCAGGGCTTTCGGTACGCTCTTGTCGCTGTCCAGATCGTAGGAATACAGGATTTCACAGAAGTCGGACTTCTCGATCAGCGACCAGTCATCGTTGGTGATGGGAAAGGTCATGGTATTGTCCTGCGTGGCGTAGATACGAATACAGTCTTTGATTGCACCGTCCGGCTCAGGCATGACCGCTTTGACCAGCGTGGCATACTCGGTGCAACCGACCTGAGAGATCAAGCGACCGATACCGTCAGGCATTGTCTCGTTGCTGTACCCGGTCACGCTGCGAATACCATCGGGAATGAGCATGAGTACGGACGGGGAAGCCAGCCAGCGTTCACCCATGTACTCGTAGATAGCGCCGCCATCAGGGGCGAGGGACTTCACGAACTTGGAAAATTTCATAGGTCAATCCTCCTTAATGATTTTCGGGGAAATGCGGTAGCTGTCCTCGGTGGTCGTGTACTTCGCCAGAATACCGTCTGCTTTCATAGCGTCCTTGTCGATTTTCGTGGTGGAAGTACGGCTGACTTCCCAATTATAGGCAGAGCCAGCGATAGACACCTTCTTGTCACCGTCACGGAACTGAGCGATTGCGGCTTTCTTAATCATGTCAGTCACAACCTTGTACCGCTTTTCCATGTCCGGGATACCTTCATGAGCCAAAATCCGTTCCATGGTGTCTTTCAGGTCTTCGGCTTCCTTGACCAGCGCCGCCATGTCCGTTTCGGGGGACAGGTTATTGGTGCGGAGAGCTTTCAGAATTTCAGCGTCCTTACGCTCGTCAAAGGCGGGAGAAATACCGCTCTCAACGAAGTCCTTCCACCATTTCAGGGCAGGCTTCACATACTTCTTCTCGAAGTCTGGATACCGCTCAGACACCTTGAAAGGACGGGTGATGGTGTTCTCACCGCTGCACACGAACTTCTCAGGGTCATCGTAGTCCTTGGGTTCGAGGAAGGAAGCGACCATGATAACATCGTCCACACCGAGAAGGTAGGCGTACAACGCCGCCTGCAAAGCGTAATACTCAGGAATATCGTCCTTCCAATCCTCGACACGCTTAGAGGTCTTCATTTCGAGGACGGTGGTGGGCTTACCATCTTTGCCGTAGAGCAAGTAGTCCCACATACCACCGAGAATGGGGCTTTCCTTAAAGAAGTCACCGTAGGTCTTGTTGAAGTAGTCCTTACCCCACAGATAGGTCGGCGTGACCAGATTGCTCATGAAGTAGGTCTGCTTCATGTACTCGGCCTGCTTGGGTTCGATGGTCTTACCAGCGATGGTGTAGATGGTGTCCTCGAAAGGCTTCTGATAGGTACGGGTCACTTCACACCAAATCTCGAACGGCGTAGACCACGGGTTCAGGCCGAGGATAGTGGCGAAGCGGGTGCCGGTCAGCTTCTTCGGACGCTTGGGAGGGATAATCTGGATTTTGTTGCCATCAAGCCATTCCATTTTCGCTTTCTCCTTTCTGCCAACTGATTTGCAGTTGGGTTTTCATCAAATTTGAATAGGGGCGAAGAATTTCACAAACCTGTTGAGCGGTTCTTAAATCTCCGCACATAATCATGAACGGAAGGTCAAAACAATGCCACTTCCCCGGCTGAATGTTCTGTGCGTCATCTTGTCGCATGGAGCTGAGAGTATCCCGATCTTTCTCTTTCAGGGTAATACCCAATCTTGCTTCAATGCTTGACATATTGAGGTTTCCAAGCATGATTGCCATAATTACCCCTCCTTCGCCGCTTTCATTTCATAGCCAGCCAGCATATTGTTCACGCCCTCGATCAGAGCGTCACACTTGTCGGCTTCGATCTTGGAAAAGCCCTCGGTCTTCATGGCGATGGTCTGCACGAACTGTTCCTGCTCTGCGTCAATATCCATGAGCTTTTTCAGCAGACTTTTCAGCGTACCGACCTGTTCCTCGGTAGCCGCACCAGCAGGAGCGCCGGTCAGTTCCTTCTTGATCTCCTGACGCTGTTCAGTGGTCACAGGGGGCTTCTTAGTGACGGTA